GCTTATAGCATTGCTTTATAATTTAGTTGTATTAAATTTGCAATAAGGCTAAAATAAAATGCATTGATAGAACATAAGATTAGTGATTTGAAAGTAGTTACATACAAAGAAGTGGCTACGCTATTTTCTGTAAGTAAAAGAAAAGCTTCTTACTTGATAGCTAATACAAAGTTGTGCTATAACAAGCCACGCAATGAAGCTATTACATTAGGTCAATTATTGAAGGCTAATAATTTAGAGAAATAATGAAAAACTTTGATGATGTAATTCAAGTAGATACTGTAAAAATAAGTGAAGAAATTATTAATAGTTTACCTAAAGTTTTTGAATTGTATATTAAAGACTTTGTAAATAGAAAAATAGTAATGAAAGACAAAAGGCGAAATCCTTTAAAATATTTTGTTTCAGAAGTATCATGTGTTCGTTATAATAATGACTTCGTTAAAGACCTTTTTACAGTATCTAAAGTCATTAAATATAAAACAAAAGGTGTAAATGAAACTGTAATAAATATTGACTTTAAAAGCTAATAAATTAGAGAAATGATAAAACTAACAAGTACTCTACATCAATTTGAAATTAATGATACTATACCACTTCAATCATTGCAAGAAGAAATCATGCACCCTTTGGTAAAAGAAATGACTAACCAGTTTGACAATGCAATAATCGAAGTTGTAAGAGATTTGAATTTGTGCAAAGAGGGTGATGAGTTTACGTTTATAAATAATAATCATTGTTTCCAAGAAAATAATGCATATTGGCTTAGGTGTGAACAAGGTTTATTCCATTTGTTAAAAATATCTAAACCAGAATTTTCGATTGAAAATAACCTTTTAGACCGTAATACAAACATTTACGGCAGCTTTTTTATAGAGAAAATAGGCAAGAAAGTAGAATGATTTCATTTTAGTTAAGTTTAATTGGTGATTGGAAAGGCTACTAACTTTGTTGGTGGTCTTTTTTAATGCAAAAAAAGGAGGCTCACACCTCCCATTCTTTTAGTTTTAACTTGATTATATCAGTAAGTTCTTTTTTCTTGCTCTTGGGGCAACGGAATGCCAACGTAGTTGTTGGCTCTTTGTATTTGTTTTTTCTTCCTGCTCCTTTTGGATTATTCATCGTGTCAAAACGTTTAAGTCCTCTAACCAATTCAATGCAAGGATTAAAACGGTTAGGAATATGATTATTTTTGTCTTGCGGTTCATATTTTAACTAATTATAAATTTCTTTTCTTCACCATGTAAATACATATTTCCTCTATGAATACAAGTTCCACGACCGCTTTTATTTGCTTCATAATAATCACATTGAAGCTTACTGCAATCCATTCTTTCTACTACCTTACCGTTGTATCTACACCAAACAGTGCTATCCCTACCTTTATCTAACACTGCTTCAATTAAGGTGATTTCCTTTAGTTCCTCGTTTTTAGTTTGTGCTAAAAAATATTCTAAAGGCTGACACCAAGTAGAATCTTTACTTTCGAAATATAATTTTTTGTATTGCTTTTTTATTTCTTTATCTATCATCTTATAATTGTTTAGGAATTCATTAACAGTTGGTCCTATATTATCAAAACACTTAGACTTCTCCCAATCAGATTTAATCTGTTCAGGAGAAGTATTTTCAAAGTAATTTTTAAGCTCCTGAATCATTATAGTAAATGTAAAGGCGTCAAATCTACTCCAAACAATTCAAAATGTTTTTCACACGCTGCAATAATTTGCATTCTAAATTTAGCATAACCGCCTTTTTTGATTGCGTTTGCTTTTAAGTTATTGATTGCCTTCGTTGATTGTAATTTTTCCATTTCTGTAATTGTTTAATTGTTATTGCCTTATTGACAGAACAAAGTAAATACATAATATTTAATTATGCAAACAAAATTAAAGATATTTTTAAAATATTTTTACCACTTGATATTTAAGATACCTTTGAGTAGGTTTTTGAGGTAGGATATTAGGTTAGGTGGGGAGTATAAAGGTTGCTGCCCTTCTTCTTCGTAGTCTGGCTCTACTGGTATATAATGTTGACTGCATCTACAATTTACGAGGTTGCCAGCACTTGCACCAAGACTTGAATCGCCCGGGTACATCAAACTTTCACCACCAACGATAAAGGGTTGATTCTTGGGTATAGGCTTTTTGTTCAACATTGCTCCGTGTTCGGGTCTTTCTCTCCCATCTATCCGAGGTATCCAAATCTTCACTTGTTCAAATGGGATAGCGTTGGAAAGGATCTCTGTACTTTTACTATTTGCGTGGGTTGTTTCTGTTCTGGCTATCCTTAACGCCCTTATTTTGCTTATAGTGCCTTGCGTTACCTTTGTGATGTTTCGGGCAATTTTTTCTTTAGTAAGGTTCTTTTCTAAGCCTTGTTCAATTTCTTTTCTTATTAGCTCCCTTGTGTAGTCGGTAATCCTTACAATTTTATCACCTAATCCAGCCTTTCTTGCTTCATCTGCCGTTTGGGCAATTATATCTTCACTTCTAAACCCTATATTAATTTGGTCGGTTACTTTATCCTTCTTATATTTCCCCTCAACCATTTTAATCATTATCCGTAGGTTAACAGATAACATCCTTTGGATTGTGGCTTCATAGTGTTCCTTGTAAGCGATTGAAATTGGCTCTTGGTCTATTAGTGTGTCTAAGGCAAATAAAGTCGATTGTGAGCCATATAAATCAAAATAAGGTAGCACTTTTTTAGCATGGTCTTTTAACGCCAAAAAGAAAAGTCTATAACCTTTCTTTTCTGCCTTACTCAACTCTTTTTGAATTGCTTTGCCTATTAATATTTTTTCTTGTTGGGTCATAAATTCATATTATCCCCTCCCACTTGCGGAAGGTCAAACTGTATGTCGTCTAATATCTTTTTATTGCCACTTACTAATATCTTATTACCGTTTTCACCATCGTAGTTGTCGTATTTGATAACATTTCTAATTTCATCAACCGTAACAACCTCGGTATTTTTTAACTCTTTAGCAACTGCGAATATTTCCTTGTACATCTCTGGAAATTCCGTATAATCAAAGTCAATATATAAACTTGGGTCATGTGACGGCACTAACCAACTATTTAAGGCGTTCTTCAAGGCTTCTAATTCGGGTATTACTCCATTACTAACACTAAGCACCATGTTTTGTTGCATTGTGTCGTACGAGGCGGATTCATGGTCATTTAGTACTACCATTGAACTAACGTGGAATAATGAACACCATGCTTTTTCATCATGTTGTTTTGATGCAAGTATATTAAGGTCAACAGGGCTTAATCCCAAGTCAATAGAACCCAAAGGAATTGCATTAAGGGCTATTCCATTGTTTCCTGCTTCTTTTATTGATTTTCTTATCTTTTCTCCTATTTGGCTTTCCTGACCATTATCAGGCTTAGGCATATTTGCCATTTCAGAAGGTGTCAAGTTAGGAAATACAATCTTCTTTGCCCCCCTGTTTTGCATTGTTTCTGTTTCAGCGTCCAAAGCATCGCTTGACTTGGTCAATAACTTACTCGCTGCCTTGAAAATAGAAGTACCATTCATGCCACCATCAACAGGGCTAAATGTCTTAATAATACAAACGTCTTCTGTATTAATTATTTCGTCTGGCACTCTTGAATCCCTATAATGTGATATTACCGTACCGCCTTCACCAGAAACGGCTTCAACGTATTGTGAAGGCAAAAGATAAAGTTCTTGATAACCCTTTGTTCTTGTTGAGTTTTCAACTTTTATGCCTTTAATGTAACATCTGCCGGTAAACTTCTTATAAACTAAGTAGCCATATATAAATTCATCCCATGTCTGAAACGGATTTGGTCTTTCTAAAACAGATTTTAAAGGGTGTTCTCCTTCTATTTCCTCTATATCAAAGGCTTTCTTTTTGAGTTGGGCTATTCTTATTGAATTGTGGGGGTTAAAGTTCTTTTGAAATAGATTGTATTTCTTAGCGTCTTTCTTGCTTTTTATCTTGTAAACTAAAGGGTCTATACTTGCCATCTTGCGACCAACCCAATCTGTTATAGTGAAAACAACGTGGTTTCCCAAGAACCCCTTTTCAATATAAGTCTCTGTGTTATCAGAAAAATATACCAAAGGTCTGTACCCTCCCAATTCACCATTAAAAACTAATCTGATTATTTGCTGGTCTTGAACCTGTATAGACTTCTTTTTTGTTCCAAATCCCAACCACTCTAAAGCACCCATTATAATATAATTTTAGAAATGCAAATTTTTAAACTACAAATATCTAAAATTTATTTGCAAATAACAAAATTATTGTTTAAATGCTTTTACCCTACCCACCATTCGAATTTTGGTTTGAGGAATGAAAACTCACGCATCATAAACATATCCATGATATCAGGGCTATTACCACCAAGCAAAACTTTCATTTCTGGCTTTGAAATTATTTTTCTTTTACCATCATTATCTACTTTATCTTTTTTGATAGCTTTACGCTCTTTCATCATTTGCTCATAGACCGTTATTTTGCCGTCATACAGAGTTGTTTTTACTTTTTCTGACACAGAGTATTCATTATTAGAAACGGCACGACCAGAACGATAAAAGCATTGTGTTTTTAGGTTAAAATAGTTTTCTTTAATCATCTTACCAGTTGCAGGATCTAAAACTTCAATCGGGCTATTGCCACCATTAAAAGAAATCGAACCTTCTATAAAGCCATCCACAAAGCCACCTACTCCATCCCCATCAAAGACGATATTTCTATTGGCCACACCGTATTTACGAGCCATTGCGTTAATCTTTTCAATGACTACATTTCCTTTTGATTTAGGAACTATTTCTATATCAGTCAAATGTTTACCTTCCCAATAACCAATAATAAACATATTAGAACCTTCTAACGCTATATCGGCCGTAATGCCTTTTTCACCAGTTATTTGAATCTGACTGTGAAACATATCCCTAAATGCCTCAAACTCGTAAATATCAAGGTCGTTAGGTGTATGCTTCCAATTACCTTTTAATAATTGTGCTTGAATGTCTGAATCTTGACTTAGTAAATTTGAAATGTAAGCAGGGTCTTTTGCTAATAGTTTTTTGTTATCATAAACAGAACCCGAAATAAAAGTCAAAGATTTAATAAAGTCGTTTGGGGCTAATCCAGAATCTCGTACCATCTGCTCCAAGAAGTGCCACGCCTTTTCCTCTACTTCTTTTTGAGTGTCACCCCAAATATAATTGTTACCATCTTTTATAAAGTATCTTATTTTTCCGTCTCGTTCTCTTATTGGGTATCCCGTGTCTTGGTCTATCCACCATTCAATTAAGTTAGCCACCCAACTATCGGGGTCAGGGTTACATGTTGCCCTTACATAAGGCTTAATTCCACAAGCGGAACGGTTACGGCTAAGTAAATAAAAAAATTGTGTTTCTGTGAAGTGGGTTAACTCATCGAACCCTATAAATGGTATTTGCGAACCTTGCCAACTTAGTTTATCTTTCTCATATTCAATGTGAGCAAACTTTAACTTATTTCTGTGTTCGAATACCCATTCTAAACTTGATTCTCTTGGCGTTGCACCAACGTAGGGGAATATCTCCATTGAAGTATCCCACAATCCACCTTCATTCCTTATTTGTGGCGTTGTACGGCGAAATATTACACCTCCGTACCCTTTGACCTTATTTATGAAATGAAGTGGCTCTAAAAGCAAAGAAAAGGTTTTGCCAACACCAGCAGCAGAACCACCTATTACTATATCTGCTTTTGAAGAAAGGAATTTCATTTGAAACCCTTCTTGTGGTCTAACTATCTCCTCTACCATTGTCGGGTAATTCGAATATTCTAACGGTGTCTATTTGTCCTTTTACTTCTATATCTTGTTGGATTTTGTCACCAAACATTTTAGGATAATATTTCCCTGCTTTCCATTTCAAAGTATCAATAAGCAACCTCCCTGCAACATAATCAAGTTCTTTATTTTCTACCTTCTCCAATACTTCATCTATCTTTTCATCCACACTTTCTGCTTTGTCTTGGATACTACGCACGTAAAGGTTGTTTAATTCATCATTTTCCCTTTTCCACCTACACCAAGTAGTAAAATTTGGATACTCTTCTTTTGAAAGTAAAACCTTTTTTATGTTCTTTCCATCTGCAATTTGCTCACATATTTCTATACATAAATCAAGATTGTATTCTGTTAATCGTGCCATAATTTTCAATCTGTTCTATCTTGTTTTATAACTAAATTATTTGGGTACTTCTTAACTCTATTGCCAAAGAAAAAGAAATACGGATTAATCCAAAATATATCGTTTATCGTTGTTGGTTGAATGAAATTATAGGTTTGAAGTTCCTTTACTGATTTTTTATAAGTATTATATGCAACCCCAGTTTCATCCATATACCTTTGTTTATTAAGCCAAAAGTAATCTTTGTTTTCATCTAACTCTTGTTCTACCCAACTTAATAGTTTACAAGTATTTGGGTTTAATATGTTAATTACTTTCCTACGTGCTGAACTTACATAAACCTTAACACTCTTTTCATATTCAATAGTTGCAATATCGTGTAACAAATCTCCATCTTGGTCTTTTTTGTAACGGCTTAAATCCTCAAACTTTACTATTGGTATTTCCAAAGAGTAAGTAAAAGGGTTTATCTTTAAATCTGCTTCTGCGAATTTTGGTCTTTTATACTTATTCAAAACTATCAAATTTTAACAAATTTATTAAAAAGAAATGATTTAACAAAATAAAGTGTCAAAAATTAATAGTTAGGTATCAAAATTTAATAGTGTATAATGTGGTTATTATTAGTTATTTATGCTTAATATTTGACAAAAAACACGTTTTATTAATTTGTAGAGTAATATACTAT